AGGTTCGCTGAAGTCGGCGTCGTCAAGAACGTCGCCACGCCGGCGCCGAGACTCGCTGTCGTTACCCGCCCAGCCAGCTGCGTGTCGATGATGTCCATGCCCGTGTTCAGCCCGGCGCCCCAAGTGTCCGCGTCGGCACCAGGAACCGGTTTGGGAATGTTGTAATTGGTCGTGTATGTGGGCACTTGTACCTCAACTAATCGGTCGGAAGCTCATCCGCGGGGTCGTCGGCATATTTGCCGTCTCGGTTTCTAAGCGCATGTCTTCCATTGCCAAATTGAAATCCGTTTGCGCTATGGCCTGGCCTTCCGCGTCGCGCAGGAACTGATATGCCTGCGCCAGCGTCGCATGCAGATACACGTCCGGCGACCGCTGCAGGAGCCAGTTGGTCGGGCTACCTACAGACAGAGAGGGGACGGACTGGTAATACTCGATCCGCGCGGAGTACGACACGTCTGGGACAGGCACGAACCGGAGCTGCTTCCCGACAATGCTGTAGTAACGCGGCGTTCCCGGCGCCGGAAAGCTGGCCTTCATGTCGTTGGCCTTTTCCGGCGTGACATACTTCAGCGGCTTCTCCGGATTGGTGGTCAACGTCGCGTTCTCGATTTCGCGGCAGTTGGCCGGCAGGTCAACACGCTCAATGCTGACAGTCAGCGTCGTGAACACCAGTTGGTCTTGCCCGCGCAGTTTCCGGTTGATGGCGGTTTCCGCCAGGGTAATGAAATCGGGGATGCGCCCGGCCAAATCGGTGCGGTCCAGCCAGTCGATGACCGCGGCCTGGAGGTCCGTATAGGTCCCGAACGGCATTAGAGTTTGCCCGGCCGAGTGCGGAACACCCGGTTATCTGGATGGTTGAGCCAGGCGCGCAGCGCTTCCTGGTCGTCTAGAACGCCCCGGCGTCGAAGATCCATGTAGATGGCCATAGGAATGGAGGCCACGCGCGACATCTCGCCATAGCGGGCGCGCTCGTCGGTGTCCGCAAACCGCGCTTTGTTGTCTTCTACGATATCGGTGACGTCCTGCACGACTTGGTGGACAATGGTGTCCCCGTCGCTTTTACTGACGCCTTCCTCAAAGTGGAAAATCTCTGTGGTGCCAGTGAGGGGGTCGTGCGAAAGTGCTTCGCTATCGAACATCAGATACCTCCGAGGGAAGGGCGGCCCAGTACGGGCCGCCCTGCCGCACTAAATCAGGGCGGTGTTGAGGTCGGCGACCAAGCCCAATGCCGCTTCGTTCTTGACGCGTAGGCCCCACTCTACGAGCAGCAGCTTCTTCTCGGCATCGCCTGTTTTCGCCAGCTCAACGGTCTGGAAGTTGCGCAGCTTCGGCACTTCGATGTACTCGAAATCGAGCAGGTGCGCGTCGCGTTCCCGCTGAAACCGGTTGGGGACCACGGCCAGGTTGCCGAAGTCGGACACGTAAATATCCGCAGCACCAATGATCGTCGAGGGCGCCGCACCCTTAGCGTTGTAGCGCTGCTGCGCGATGCCGGCAAAAGCGGATACGTTCTGCTTGTTCACCGGGCCAACCATCAACGTGGTCGGTTTGCCTCCAGCCGCGAACACCAGTTGCATCACCGTCTTGATCAGAGCCTCGCTGATGTTGCGCTGGGTGCCGTCGGTGCGGGCCGCCGTCGGCGCGGTCGTCCAGACCGGATCCGCGCCAGTGGCGCCTTCCGACGTGTTTGTTTTGAGAAACGCCAGCAGCGAGCCCGTCTTCCGGGCCGTAGTGCTGTTGCCGGCCACGGCCGCCTGGTTCGACAAGCAAATTGCTTCGATGTCCCGCTTCAGTTCAGCCGCCCTTTTCGCCATCTGGTAGGCCATCTCTGACTTGCGGCCAGCTTTCTTGACTCGCTCGTTGGTCCCCGAGATGATGCACGACTTGCTGCTGATCTGGACGTAGTTGCCGATGCGAGAGGTAAGCGTCGCAGCCTGCAGGCCGGCGCTGTTGTAGTCCTCACCTTCCAGTTGGCTGTTCGCCGTATCGACTGCGGCCAGGCTGTCTACCTGCCACTCAAAATATACGTTGGACGGGCTATCGCCATTGCTTGCAGAAGCCGTAAACGGCGTCTCCGTCGGGCTGATCATTGAAATGATGTCCGCGAGATCCTCGCGCTTGCCGACGTTGGTGTACTGCGTGAACGTGTTGGTCTGGATCGCCATGTGAATTCTCTCCTAAAGAAATCGCTCGAAGACTCTGGCGGCGTCGGTGACGCGGCCAGTCTGGGCGAGCCGTTTCACGGCGCGTTGCGTGTTACTGGGTGCGGTTGCTTTTCCGGCGGCGCCTGGGGCCATAACGCGCTCAGGGGTTGCCTTGTGTACCTGCTGCAGTCTCGGCTTCTGCGACATGATCCGGTCGTACTGCGCCGCCTTGTATAAGGCGACAACGGCTCGGTGATCGTACACGTCGTTCAGCTCAGCGTCCGAAAAGCCCAGTTTGCGCCCGTAGTTGGCCAGATCCGCTTTAATGCGGCTCGCCCGCTCCGGGTCGGCCATGTCGGGGATTGCAGCCACGAGTAGCTGCTGCTCCTGCGCCAAGGTCCGGTGTAACTGCGCCTCCTGCTCGCGCTGCTGCTGGGCCATCGCGGCCTGCCGGCGCTGCTCCAACGCTGCCATCTGCTCGCGCTGCTGCTGCCGTCGTGCCCATGCCGCTGCATAACCAATCGGATCGTCCTGCTGCAACCGCTCCCAATCCGGCTCCGGTCCCATTTGCTGCTGCATGCTTTGCAACATCTCCTGGGCCCACGCGGCGTATTGGGCTCGTTCCGCCCGCACTGCACTGAACTCAGACTCCTGAGACTTTCGAGCCTCCGCCAGAGCCATGGCCTTGCGGGTGTAGTCAGCCTGCCGTTGGTAGCCCTTCGCGAGCTCCTCGAGCGGCACCTGGATCTCTTCCCCGTCCACCCGGACGGTGTAGAGTTGCCCAAGCTGCTCGTCGGTCTCCTCGTCGGTCCCCTCGGCGTCAGCCTCCAGTTCGCCTTCGGGCTCGTCGCCCCCGGCGTTATCCTCGGTCAGCTCCTCGTCGTTCGCTTCGGTGTCGTCGTCATCGTCGATCAAAGCGCCAAATCGGGCCACCATCTCGTCGCTTGTGGGTCCAGTTGTCTGGGTATCCATCATTTCGAGGGCACCTTACCACGGCGCAATAGGTCGGCGTTGGCCAGGATGCCGTTGTCCACCACTTTGTTCAGCTCGCCACGCAAGCAGTCCAATGCCTTGAGCTGAAAGTAGGCCGCCTCCCGCACCTCCGCAGCACCCAGCGAGGAGTTACGCCATTTGGAAAGGCAGTCCTCCTCCACTTTGCGGAACGCCTCCTGCAGGAGCGGGTGCTCCAGCAGTTCCTTGGCCTGTTTGCCCTTGCGGGCTTGCGATTCCATCTCGTCCATTCATCCCTCCTCCCGTCTGCGGCGCCATCACCGCCATCTCGTTGCGCTGCCGATCGACGTCGGCCCTAATCGCGGCGATGTCGACGGCTTGCTGATACTTCATCTCCAGCTCGCGCGCTTTCAGGCGCATTTCGGCGTCCAGCTTGTCCCGCTCGAGGTCCTGCCGCAGCAGCATTTCTTGCCGCTTCAGCTCCAGCTCCTGCTGCCGCATCGCGATATTGGCCTGGATCTCCTGCACCTGTACCTGCGCCAGCAGCACGGCGCCCTGCGCCTGCGGGTCCTGCCCCTGCTCGGGCGGGGGCGGCTGCCAATCCGGAGGAACGTCGTTGAAGAACCTCCCAGGATCCTTGAACCCGCGCAGCTCCAGCATTTTGGCCAGCGTGTTCCGGTACTGCGAGACCGTCACCAACGGGTTCACGGGCCCGTACTGCTGCAGCACCGCTTCCTGCCTCGCCGCCACCTCGGTGAGCGTCTGCAGACGCTCTTCGACGCTTGTGGCGCCAACCGCCAAGTTCACACTGATGTCTGCCTCGGTGTTCCAGTCGGCGGGGTTGATCTCCACCCACCGGTTGCGCAGCCGCACCATGCGGGCCCGGTCCTGATGGCGCACTACCAGCC